CAGCTAACTAATAAAGGAGCTATAACATGGCTATTTCACGTTCACAGCTCTTAAAAGAGTTACTCCCAGGACTAAACGCGTTGTTCGGTTTAGAGTACAAGCGCTATGGCGAAGAGCATAAAGAAATTTATGACATCGAAGCCTCTGAGCGTTCATTTGAAGAAGAGACAAAACTGTCTGGTTTCTCGGCTGCTCCAGTCAAGAACGAAGGCGGTGCAATTTCTTACGATAATGCACAAGAAGCTTTTACAGCTCGCTACTCACACGAAACTATCGCTTTGGGTTTCTCAATCACTGAAGAAGCGATTGAAGATAACTTGTATGACTCATTGTCTGCTCGTTACACCAAAGCATTGGCTCGCGCTATGTCTTACACCAAGCAAGTTAAAGGTGCTTCTGTATTGAATAACGGTTTCTCATCTAGCTACCTCGGTGGCGATGGCGTTGCATTGTTCTCTACAGCTCATCCATTGGTAAACGGTGGTACAAACAGCAATACTGCTGCTACCCCTGTTGATTTGAACGAGACTTCTTTGGAAGCCGCAACAATTCAAATCGCTGCCTGGACTGATGAGCGCGGTCTCTTGATCGCTGCTAAGCCACGCAAACTGGTGATCCCACCTGCTTTGATGTTCGTTGCTACTCGTCTGTTGGAAACTAACCTCCGTGTTGGTACAAACAACAACGATATCAACGCATTGAAAAACAATGGCACAATCCCAGAAGGCTACGCTGTTAACCACTTCTTGACCGACACAAACGCATGGTTCTTGTTAACCGACGTTCCAAACGGCTTGAAAATGTTTGAGCGTACACCACTCCAGAATTCTATGGATGGTGACTTCGATACTGGTAACGTTCGTTACAAGTCTCGTGAGCGTTACAGCTTCGGCTGGTCAGACCCACTCGGAGTCTGGGGCTCAAGCGGTTCATTCTAATCGGAATGTTCCTAATAAAAAACCCAGCTCACAAGGCTGGGTTTTTTTCATTGTAGTGGTGTATTCGGTGGCAATTAGCGCATAGAACTATACACTTTTTTATTTCTTCTTCTGCTTTCTTAAACTGCCCATTTGATATTAGGCGGTTAACATCGTATTCTTTTGTAGTCGGATCTTCGTGGTGAAAATCTAATGCGGCTATATGGCTGAACCCACACTGCGCGCAGCATAGGCTTGATTTATAGTTTTTCCACTCTTGCCACTTTTTCTGTTTGTATTTTGTATTTGCTACTAGTAAGCGTTCTTTGTTACGTAAGTAGTGTTCACGGCTGTACTCCTTGTGCTTGGCGACTCTTACGCTCTTGTCTTTGTATGGCATCTTGGTTAACTTTATATTTCCAGTAGATTGCGTTACGGAAGGACCACTTGTTAGCAGGATTGTATATCTTAAACCCTGCATTGATAAGGGAGTTAGCTGAAGCTGGGTTATTTGTTGTATCCGTGATACACCAGTTCCACCCTAAGCGTTTGGCTTGGGCCAACCTAGCTTTAATTAATCGCAGCTGTAGAGCATGCCCAGTAAAACCATCAAGCACACCAGCTCTACATAAGTAACCTGTATCTGTCCATTTCGTCGAGCGCACCAGACCCGCAAAAGCGACGGGCTTCCCATTCTCTGCATAGGCTATCCACCAATGACCCCGAGTCGGTTCGTATGGTTGGTCGGCTGGCAATATCTGCTTCTGAAGATAGAGCAACAGATTCTGTATTGAGGGGTTTCTTATATCTACTTTTTTTACTGTAAACTGCATTTTCCATAGCCCCCCAAATATTTATCGAATTTAACTTATTTTACCCAAAAATTATGTTGCAAATATTAAAAAAAGTGTATACTTACAGCAACTGGGTAATGCTTATACCGGACTGTCCCAGCAGACGATGCAACGATTGGTATAAGTGAACTTTTGCATAAGGAAAACTTATTATGGCACGTGCTACCTTTGAAGGCCCAATTCTATCGGGCGATAACCGTTTTGGCGCTTTGCGTGACGTTGGTTACGCTCGTTTAACTCAATCTGCTGGTTTAACACTTACCAACACAACTAATGCTACGGCTGGTTATGCTGGTGCATCGCAACAATTCGTAGGCTCTAATGGCATCCCTAACAGCAACGCTGTTGTTTATACCCCATCTAGCTCTACATACCCATCTGTAGCAGCAACTATTCCTGCTGACAGCGCAACTAACATCTATCGTGGCTTTGTTGCTTATTTGCCAGTTAATTCACGTATTACAAATGTTGATATCGACTTTGGCGTAGTTCCAACTGTTGCTGCTGGTACATTAACTTCCGTTCAAGTATTGGTTTCTAACGGTTACACAGCCGCTGCTGGTACAGCTGCTTATGCTAATACCGCTGTTTTGACCTCTCCTGCAGTAGGTCGTCAGACTTTAGCTGCCTTTACTGGTACTCAGTTGGCTAACCAACAAGCTACTTCAGTTGATATTCTTCAGCCACAACAGCCAGCCCAGTTGTCACAAGTTGTATTTACTGTAGCTTTGGTAGGTACTTCAATGACTACGATTTCTGCTGGTACTATGTACTTTACAATCAGCTATACACAAGCTGACGGTCAGATTGGTTCTACAACCGCTTACCCATATGGTAACTTTGACTAATTAATCCCGGGGGTCTTCGGACCCCTTTTTAAAATTTAGGAGATTAATTATGACAATGCAATATGACGTAAAATCGGCCCATTTTAGTGGTAATGGTTTTGCTGTAAATGGTCGTGTACGCCTTAAAAACTTAATTTACTTAGGTACTGGCACAGCCGGCGGTATTGATGTGTTTGATACTAGTGCCGCCCCAGTTAGCGCTACTTATGGACGTTCAGGTTCTACAATTACAGTAACTTCAACAGCCCACGGGTTAACAACAGGGCAGTATGTAGGCATTACTTATAGCCCAGCTAGTGGTGTATCTTCAGTTGCTGGTAACTACCCAATTACTGTTGTAGATGCTAATACTTTTACAATTACTGATATTAACTCCGGCACAATTGCTACTGGTACAGTTTGCGTATATTCTGGAACCGGTCGTTGGATGGCTGGATACAATACAGGCACTGCAGTTCAGCCATTCCAAGTTATTTTTTCTGGCGAAGGCGTGTTAGCGCGAAACGGTCTTTACGTAGTTCAAACTAACATTAACTTCCAGACTATTCAGTATGGCTAAGAAAAAAGGCGTATCTCTAGCAGTTGGTAGAGGCGAGAAATTACCAGTCTCGAAAGGAGCTGGGCTTACCGCCAAAGGTCGTGCTAAATATAATGCTGCTACAGGGTCGAATTTAAAAGCACCGCAGCCTGAAGGTGGTCCTCGCAAGAAGTCATTTTGTGCAAGAATGTCTGGAATGCCAGGTCCAATGAAAGACGAAAAAGGTAGGCCGACTAGAAAAGCAGCTAGTTTAAAACGCTGGAATTGTGGATCAAAATGATGGAACTGCAAATTAATGATCCGGAAATTGTGACTGCTAGAGAACTGGCAACACACGCTAACGATATTAAGCATTTACAGGCCGATATGGATAAACTTGTACAAGACATGGAAGAAGTTAAAAAATGCTTAACTGATATCCAACGAATGCTTGCAGAGCAAAGTGCTAGTAAAAAGACTTTGCACACGGTTCTTACAATCGGCGCTGGATTAGCAGGCGGTATTGTTGTTTGGGTATTAGATAGGTGGTTTAAATAATGCCAAGTGTGTCAAAAAAACAACACAACTTTATGGCGGCTGTTGCAAAAAACCCACAGTTTGCTAAAAAAGTAGGTATGAAGCAGTCTGTAGGTGAAGAGTTTTTATCTGCAGATAAAGGCAAGAAGTTTGCAGCAGGTGGCGTTAATATGATTAACCGTGATGTAACTAGACACGGCAGAGTTTTGGGTTCGTCTAAAGGCGTTCCTGCAGCTGAGTTAACAAAATACATTGGAATGAAAGAGGGTGGTATGACTCCAGAACAACAGAAAAAGTACTATGCTGATAACGCAGCAAAAGGTAAAGCTGCTGAAGCTAAAAAAGATTATGAAGTGTTCGGTTCCCGCGGCGACGCTGCGCGTAAAGGCATGGAAGAAGGTCGTATGGACCAAATGGGCAACGCATATAAAAAAGGTGGCAAAGTGGAAAAAGAATCTAAGGCTGATGACCGTAAAGAAATGGCTGCTGATAAAAAGCAAGACATCGCTATGATTAAGAAAGCGTTTAAAGAGCACGATGCTCAAGAACATAAAGGTGGTAAAGGTACTAAAATCACGTTAAAAGCTGGTGGTAAAGTTCGTGGTTGTGGTATTGCTCAACGTGG